CCCAAACTAATAACATCATTTAATTGGACACTGTTACAAATTCTACAGTTACTAATTATATTGAATATTTCCGACATGAATGCCTTATCTTATGACAAATAATATCATAACGCTTTTATATAATTATTACATTAAATATTGAAGGTTTCGATTTCTTTGAACGAAAATTTCGCCGTGGAAACGATTTTGTCCATATCCGACATTCGGATTTTATCTTCAGGTGATTCATTCAGTCCAATTAAATGGGGAACATCGTGTACGGCGTGGGCAATGGATAAAAAGAGCGACAATGCACCTACAAACAGTTTGCAGGATCGAATCGCGGTGCATATTTCGGTAAAATTGTTCAAATAGCAACAGTCTATTTGAATTTTATAGGTGGACAGGAAATGTTTGTAGTGCTTCTCTGCATTACATATAAATAATATTTTGTGGGTCTTGTTATATTTTTCGTAAATTTCCGTGAAATCAATATTTTCAATGGTGCCACGATAATCAATGGTGTTAATTAATATACAATTTTCCCATTTGGGATCATAGGGGACATCTAACCATTTGTGGTTTCCCCACTTGATTTTATAAAATTTCTCAAAGGTTTTTGACCAAGGGTTACTATTAAAAAAATGGGGTTCGGCTCTCCATGAACTCAAATTAATATCAAAAGGTTCTTCGTTGTTCGTACAAAAGATGCTTTGCATGAACTTTTGTTTCGAATACATTGAGTATGTATGAATGTATCGTTGTTTCGAAATGATTTCGTAAGTATCATGGTAGGTTTTCACCGATCCCCAGTTAAACATGCAAAAATAATCAGTAATGTAAAGGTACCCTTTGGCACCCGTTCTGTAAAAATTTTCATTTATGATCGAGAGTTGATGGATAAAGTCTCCCAAAGTTCCCGAAGCGACATACTTAATCGGCAACAATTCGTATTTTTTGCGTGTGGATTTCAGTGCTTGAATTTTGTATTCTATTAAATCAACTGTGTGTGTGATGGTCCCTCCCAAATTTTTTAGTATCATTTCGTCGATAATTGTAGGGCATTTGAAAATATCCTGTATTTTTCTAGTGTCGGGTGCCTCGAATAAAACATAATCGTATTCTAACAGTAGATAATTGATTTCGGCGATCTTGTCCAACAGAACTTCCTCATCTTTTACGACGATTTTACAGTAGGTTTCGGCATAACTTTTTTGTTCTTTGATACCGGAAGAATAAATCATATCAAATATTTTTTTCAGGCGAAAGCGTTTTTGGTTCAATACGAATATGTCATTGCTGATACGAGCAAAGTCTTTGATAGATTCTTCGGTCAGTTGATTAAATTCAAACCTTTTAATTTCGTCGGTCAAAAACCAAATTTGCTCATTTATATGGTAAAGTAAACTGTAGAAAAAGAATTGGTTGGACACATAACTGCTATGTTTCAATAATGTATTAAATTCCTTACTAGCTTCCTGCTTTTTCTGCGGATTTTTTATATATTTTTGTTTCAATTCTAAAATAGAAATCTTATCTACTAGTTCACCAATCGATACTTCAATTAACATAATATTTGAATTAGTATACAAATATTTATATGCAAATTTATGTTAATAATATTTTTGGCATTCTAGAAGCATGTGGAATAAATATATTAAGTAAAAATAATATAAAAATACTTGCCGATAGAGTACTATACTATGCCTGTTGCGATTGGTATTGATTTGGGAACAACGACTTCTTGTGTGGGTGTTTGGCAAAATGGCAAAGTCGAGATTATCGCGAATGAATGTGGTAATCGTATTACGCCTTCTTATGTTTCTTTTACTGCGGATGAGCGTTTGATCGGCGATGCTGCCAAATCCTCTGTATCTAGCAATCCTTCCAATACGGTGTTTGACGCGAAGCGTATGATTGGTAAGAGCTTCAATGACCCACAGGTTCAGTCAGACATGAAGCATTTTACTTATAAGGTGGTTGAGAAGGACAGTAAGCCTTTTGCCGAGGTCGAGTTCCGCGGCGAGACCAAGGTTTTCTCCCCGGAGGAGATCGGGTCGATGGTGCTGTCCAAGATGAAGGAGATTGCCGAGGCCTTTTTGGGCGAGTCGGTTACGGATGCGGTCATCACCGTTCCTGCTTATTTCAATGATTCGCAGCGCCAGGCCACTAAGGATGCGGGCGCTATTGCTGGACTCAATGTTCTGAGAATCATTAACGAGCCAACGGCGGCGGCGCTGGCTTACGGTCTCGATAAGCGCAGCACGAAGGAGAAGAATATTTTGATTTTTGATTGCGGAGGTAGTTCTGCTTCCTGTGGTGTAAGCCCACTCATTGAATGTTATTAATCTCTTTAGTTTCGCTATGTATACCTTATTGCATGCACTGCAATGCAAGCAGTGTGGTTGCGAGACGGTAAAGTTGTATAGGGAACTAAAGAGGTTAATAATATTTGGTGGAATCTGGTGAATTGCTGGAAACTCCTTAAGCTTTTCCTACCACAACGCAGCAGGTGACTGCAATCGTGAAGGTTTGAAAAAGGTAAAAGATTGGACTATCAGCAGCCAAGCAAGTTAGTAATAACTTGAAGGTTCAACGACTAGAAAAAGTAAGATTTTATATTATTGTAAAACCTGAAATTTCCACGAGTGCCAGAGTTTAATAAATCCAAAATATAATAATATTATCTAAAATGGTGTAAAGAATATTAGCATACATATTATAACATGCGTGAAGAAATAATTAATTCGATAGTTAGTTTAAAAAAAAAATCTACAGATGAATTCATTGATATTGTAAATAAAAAGTTAGCATTTGAAACAGGTAAATATTCTTCCAAAAAAGAAGATATATGGCAGGTAATTATCAATGATAATAAATTAAAAAAAACTTCGGAATTTTTAATTACCTATCACTGTTTAACCTGTCATAAACAAAATACTGTTTCAAGTACACAATTTCTTCGAAAAGTAAGAAAATGTAAAGGAACATGTTTTCAATGCCAACTCCAAATTTTAAATACCACACCTAACCATAATTTTCCCAAAAATACAGGAAAAATAAATCCAATTTTATCTCTTAGAGAAATATATGAAAATAGCATACAAAAATTTGATACATATTCAGAAGAATACAAAAATTCATATTTTTTAAGTCATTTAACCAGTGAAGATTTCGAAAGAATATCTCCAAAAATAATAAGTTTATGTAATGGTAAATACACCAATTTACAAGATTTAGAATTTTGGAGTATTTATAAAACAAACAATCAAATGTTGTTTTCTTCAGTGGTCTATGATAAAAAAAATGATATTATATTCAAGGCAAATCAACCTATATTAAAATGTGATAATTGTGACAGTCATTGGCGAGCAAAATCTCTTGAAGGGTTTAAAAATTGTTATAAAATATTATGCGCTAATTGCAAATTATGTAATCGCACATTTAAAATACGACCCATCAAAAACATAAACAATGAAACAATAATTTACCAATCAAAATTAGAAAAAAAATTTATTGATTGGTGTCACGATAATAATATTTTATGTAGGAATGGACCAAATATTGAATATGTATTCAAAGATAAATGTAGAACTTATCGTGTAGATTTTCAGATAGAAAATACACTTATAGAAATCAAAGATTTTCATATATGGCATAAAAATCAATTGGAAAATGGTATGTGGACAGAAAAAATGAATTCCGTAGATAAATTTATTCAAAATACGAATTATGAAAAATATTTATTAATTACACCACAAAATTGGAATGATAATATGAAAATTATTATGGAAATATTAAATAAGATATAGTCTGACCTCATATGAAAGTATGAGAAACAATAATTAAATTTTATTGTATAAACAAATCATGTGGGAACGCATGATGTCTCGGTACTCACGATTGATGACTCGGTGTTTGAGGTTAAGGCGACGGCCGGCGATACCCACTTGGGTGGCGAAGACTTTGATACCAAGTTGGTCGAGTTTTTTGCGGAGGAGTTCAAGCGCAAGAACAAGAAGGATATTTCTGACAACAAGCGCGCTCTGCGTAGACTTAGAACCGCCTGTGAGGGCGCCAAGAGAACCTTGTCTTCTTCTTCGACGGCGGGCATTGAGATTGATAGTCTTTTCGAGGGAATCGATTTTGCTACTACCATCACTCGCGCTAAGTTTGAGAATATTTGCGACGATCTCTTCAAAAAGACGATGGTCCCGGTGGACCAAGTATTGATGGATTCCAAGATCGCCAAGAGTGATATTCACGAGGTAGTGTTGGTGGGTGGCAGTACGCGCATTCCCAAGATCCAACAGCTCCTTTCGGAGTATTTCAACGGCAAGGAGCTTTGCAAGTCCATCAATCCTGATGAGTGTGTTGCCTACGGTGCCGCGGTGCAGGCTGCGCTTTTGTCGGGTTCGACGGATAGCAAGATCCAGGATCTCCTCCTGTTGGATGTGTGCCCTCTCAGTTTGGGGTTGGAGACGGCGGGTGGGGTGATGACTAAACTGATTAACCGCAACACGACCATTCCTACCAAGAAGTCGCAAACCTTTTCGACTTATGCGGATAACCAACCTGGTGTGTTGATTCAGGTTTTTGAGGGAGAGCGCGCTTTGACCAAGGACAACACCCTGTTGGGCAAGTTCCAATTGGACGGCATCCCTCCTATGCCTCGTGGTCAACCTCAGGTTGAGGTGGTGTTTGATTTGGATGCCAACGGTATTTTGAATGTTTCTGCCTCGGAGAAGTCCACGGGTAAGTCGGAGAAGATCACAATTACTAACGACAAGGGTAGATTGAGTCCCGAGGAGATTGAGCGCATGGTCCAGGAGGCCGAGAAATACAGGGAGGAGGACGATAAGGTGAAGGAGACGATCGAGGCCAAGAGCGGTTTGGAGAACTACATGTATCAGGTGAAGAAGGTTGTCAACGAGGACAACAAGGATAAGATTTCGGAGGAGGACAAGAAGCTGGTCAATGACAAGTTGGAGGAGATTGATGCTAAGATTATTGATGTCAAGATGGACACCCTCGAGAACTACCGCGAGATGAGAAAGGATTTGGAGACGGTGTTTGCGGATGTCATGACGAAGTTGCACAAGGATCATCCGCCGACAATGAATCCGAGCGACTTTGCCAACATGAGTGCCGAACCAGGTGACCCGACGGGTATGCCCATGCCCCCTGGCGGTATGCCCAAGATGCCTGAGGAGGTGCCCCCGTTTCGGGGCGAAGAGCCTAAGATTGATGAGGTAGATTAGATCATTCGTTAGAAATAAATATAATTAAACGGTTATATATTTAAACAAATTGTATTAAATATATAAATAATGTCATCTGTTTCAGTTGAACCGCCCAGAGAAATACCCACAGAACACATGTCTGAATTTACTATGAATCATGAAATACCAATTTTAAATTGGTATTTTGACAGCACAATAGAAGTCAGCATTGTATGGGATGACAAGGTAATGTCCGACATGTTGGAACAAACAACCTATGATAATATTATTACGAATGGTGCAAGAGTTGACTGTTACAATGCAGCAAAATTAATTGTGGTTGGTTTGCAAAAATTCGAAGATCTTCCGAGTAAATCTGTTGCGGTTATTGGTTCTCTTGATCCGTGGATTGAATGTATCTGTATGAACAATGGTATCAAAGATGTTACCACGGTTGAATACAATCCGCCAGTTTGCAGCCATCCCGATTTGAAAATCATCTCCTACAACGATTTTGTGGTTTCTGATAAAAAATACGACATAATTATTTCGTATTCTTCCATTGAGCATTCCGGTCTAGGGCGTTACGGAGATCCAATTGATCCCAATGGTGACTTGAAAGCGATGGAACAAATGGTGGAAAAATTGAATGCAGATGGGCACATGCTGCTAGGAATACCCATTGGAAAGGATTCTATTGTTTGGAACGCACACAGAGTTTACGGTAGAAAACGATTAAGATTACTGTTGAAGGATGTCACACTCGTGGATTGGATCGGAGAGGTGGACCAAACTTATTTTGACACATGTGATTATACAGCATATTGTCCTCAACCATTAATGACACTAAAACATAAAACGGATAAGACGGATGATACAGAATAATCACACGCTTACTTTATTCGAATAATGCTGTGATATTTCTGGTTCTGCGATATCGTAGGTAATATTTTGCATGTAATCATTGAAATTGAAAATTCTCAGGTCAGAAAAATTTTCCGATTTTATAAAGGATTCCAACAGGAGAACCTCGTCATTATTTATTTTATATTCAATGTTGGTTAAATTCAAATAATAAACCGGCTCTAAAATAAACGAGCGTATACGATTGAAACGCAAAAGCTCATCGGCCAATTTACCGTAATAAAGTATTTCATTGTCCATACCCATCACTAGATTCTTTTTGGGAATATTCAGTTGGCATTTACCGCTCGTACTGGAAGAACAAACATTGTATGTGTCACATTTCTTGCATTGCATATAATCATTGAAATGCTCATTGTTAGATAGATAGTCGATACTGGCCTCCTTCAATTCTTTAAATACGATAGAATCATCTACCAATCTTCTCAATATCTTTTCTATTTTGTACAGTTTTTGTTTGTATGAAAAGGCCAAATTTTCCAACATGTCCATGATTTGGTGCTTTACATGTCGATTTTCATAATACCCTAGAAGATTTCTTACATTTGATCTGAATATACGATAAAATTTGCTTTCCAAGCGAATATTGCGTATCATTTTTTTGTGTTTATTATCGTATTTCGTATCGGTCGTGATGAGCTTATCCGCTTCAATAAAATCCATCGCTTTTATTGTAGTCAATTCACGGTTAGCGTTGATATCTGGTGTGTTCTCGATGGGTGGCGATATACGCACATATTGATTCGATTGAGTCAAAATACCAACAATCAAATTATCATCAATCACTTTTACTTTGGGCAAACATTTGATCTGTCCATTTGTTTTGGAATAAAGTGAAGTCAGTTCTTTGATGGTTGATTCAAAAGTTCTCCAATCTTCTATTTTATCGATCAATACCTGTTCATAATTCTGAACTGCCGCCGAAGGAGAGCATGGCACAAAAAAGTGATCACCGACTTCTGTCGCAGAAACTACAAACCCCACTGTCTTGGTTTGATAGTTGAGAACCTGATAATAAATAGTATAATTGTGTTTTTTGAGAACCTCGACGATTTCTTCTGCGTAAATATTTCTTTTGAAGTGATACAGCGTTGGTAAGCTGTTCAACGGTTTACAACTGAACGATATTTCTTCAATAGATTTCAGTATGCTGCGTACCGTTTCGTTTTTAGATTTCACACTCAGAAGTTTGGCATTGTGATGCTTATTATTTCGCAATTCATACAAATAGATGGGTTCGTAATAGTCATCCTGTTTTAATAAAATCAGGGTATTTTTGTTGGGATCGAATGTCTGTTTAGAATAGGCACTCGTAGGACACATTACTTCTATCGCATCGTTTTTGACAATTTTTAAAATGGCCAAATTCAGTCCGTCTGAAATCAGCTTCGGATTTGGTTGCGAGATAATGTCCCACATGTAGGTATGATCTATATAGGATTTTTCATCCTGAATGTATTTCAAGAAGTTCTCGTAAGACAGAATAGTTTCTTTTAATAATTCGAGTTCTTCCGGATTCGAAGTGTTGATTTCTTTGTAAAATTTGGTTTTGGCATATTTTTTGATATGCACCTGGTCTAACGAATTATCGCGATCCTTTCTAAAAATAGAAAAGAGAGAACCATTATGATAGCGAATAAACAGGTCCAATGTAATTGCATTTGCGATTATTGTTTGCATTTCCGCAATAGTTGGTATAGTTTTCAGTTCTTGTTCGTAAGCATAAATATCGGCAAAACAGGCCAAAAAAGACTGGTTCTCACTTTGTTCTACCCCAAATCGAAGAATACACGGGGTATTGGGCTGTATCAAAGCGGAATTTTCTTTGGATGTACATTGATTGTTGTTGGTTTTGAAAAATTTTTGTATCGGCAAAGGAAGAAATCCCCATCTACTTTGCGGTATAGGATAGCTGTTTGCGCTTATAACATAGTTATTGATACGCTTTGATTTTTCGACCGTTTCCGTTTCTATTTTTTGGGGTTTTTTGAAACAACACGGTAATTCGAATTCCGGGTGTTTATCCTTTTGAAGCCCCGGGTAATGAGTAATATAATTGCCTTTTTCGTCCATGTGTTCCTTGGAGGCATTGAATTCGTAGATGAACGATCCTTTGGGAATAGTTTTGGCTTTCGCAGGAATAATGGCCTTTGGGTTCGTTTTGAGAATTTCTTGAACTTCTGCCTCTGTAAGACTCGCATTGTCTTTGAAAGACCAATATCTCGGACAAATATACCAGTATTTTTTTTCGGGATTTGAACCGTAGTGTATAGCTGTACTGTAGGATCCGGGATGATTTGTATCGATGGCTTCCTTTTCTTCTTCCGTTAAAATCACCGGTTGTCGCAGTGCCGCGGGAGGGCATGTTTTAGAATAAGGATTGTATTTACCCTGTTCACTTTTCAAAATAAGCGCCGAGTCTAATTTCTCAATCTTATCCTGGAAAGGGTTCGGATTTTTTAGGACCTTGCCTTCTACATTTGATTCTATTTTTTCCGAGTCGTCTTGCGTACCGATGTCCTGCCCAGCCCCCCCGCGCTGCGTACCGACTCCGTCGTGCGAGGCGCCACCCTCGAATTCGTCATCCACATCCATGCCGAATAAAACATCGTCCTCATCATTATCCTCCTGTTCAATATTTTTCTTAACAATTATCTCGATTTCAGAATCATTGATCGGTACCTCGGTTTCGAAAAAGTCGTCATTCGTTTCCGAAAACATGATGGGCTGAACAATTTTCTTGGTATTTTCTTCATTTGAGAACACGACCGTTTCTATTTTACTTTTGTCTACATTACTGTAGTCCACCGTTTTTTTACATAAAGATTGCATTTTCACTACAGAAGGACTAGAGTCAGGGGCTTGGTACATGCGCATGATACTATCCAAATAAATAGTTAAGATATCAATGTATTTGACGGATTTGATTTCTTCTGCAAGAATGGTGACCCTATTTTCAATCGGAAGTAATTTTATGTGTAGTGGAAATCCGGTATTTTCCAACAGTTTACCCTGCAATACAGTATGTTCTCCAAAAAATCGTACAACATGTTCTCTTGCTTCTTCTTCGGGCATTTGCATTTGCTTCATCAATTCGTTGATAACATGTTCAACATCGTGGGTTTTGTTGTATTCGTCGTGAATAAATTGAGTAATTGCATCCATTTCTTGATAATTTTCGACGCGTTTTAATTTTAACGCGGCACCCTTTTCAGATGTCAAATCGGTATTTTCAATCAAAAATATGCTGCTGATACATCCTTTGTATTTGGTCAGATCGATTTTTTTCGAAACACTCATCTCGTAATAATAACTGATCGCGTCCACCTCAATATTGTTATCGCTCAAAGAAGTGACAGTTTTAATTTTGTAACCGGTTTCGTAGAGCGAACTATTCAAATTATCGAGAATCGGGTTCAGGAAATTTTGTAGCAACAATTCCAGTGTGGTTTTTTTATCTTCGAATCTGTCGTCATAAAGAGGCAACGGATTCTGTAAATTAGAAGAAATATAAATTTTACCGTCCTTATGAAAATTCATGTATAATTCAATCGGATAACCCTGAAAATCGTCACGAATGTAAAGAGAAATTTGACCGGATTTACCAAGTTCTCGCGATAGGCGAAAAATTTCGGCATTTTTTAAAAAGGGTATTTTTTTACCGGTGGTTGAAATTTTCTCACTGTATATACGATACAGATTTTCCATGCGAAATCCGGGGTTGTATTTTATAAAGGGTATCTGTTTATTCGAATGTATATTTTTGAATATAGTGTCAAGTGGGAGAACATTTTTGAAATTGCTGTGTATAATCAGTTTAAACGAGATAATACCCATTTTCACATACGACAGATTGGTGGTTCGTTTATAAAAAATATCATAAAATGTGTCGACCGTTTCATACAATTTCCAAGTCAAATCGGTAATATTTGAATTAGTTTCTTCGATTAATCGCTGTTTTTCCTCGATAAGTCGACTAACATTGTTGATATTATCCTTGTACAAAAAAGGGAAATAGTACTCAACAATATATTCCGTATCATAATCATGTGTTGTTGCATCCTCCAATACATCTTCGGCTAGACAAACATAAATAGTATTCTTTAAAAGATTGCTGTAATTCAATAGGAGTGTATTTTCAACGATATAAAAGGAAGTACTTGTGTGCGCCGTATTTTTAAAATTGTATGGATTTGAAACAAAGAAGTAATAATCCTTTTTATCCATCTTTTGTCCCAAGGGTATATCAATATAAATATCGGTCGTGCCTTCAAAAACTGACATTACATCATCGTAACTAAAAGTCTCCTTTTTTCCTAGTTTTTCTAACAGTCCCGTTTTTTCAATATTGGCAAGAAAATTACTAAATTTATCAGCAGTCAGCAATTCCGTATCTTGATTCGTGAGAAAGCGATATATATCCAACAATGAATCCTGTAAACGACATTTTGAAAACAAATAAAGTTCTTTATAGGATACAGTGGTCAGTCCCAATTCCTTCAATATTTTATTTTTGATAATACGAATAGAATCATCTAAATGAATCACCTGTTTTGAATGTATTTTATTTTTAGATATTGGTTTATCATCATCTTTACCGTTGAATAAAATGGTTTTTACTATGTTATTGTTTTTTCCCAATAAACATACCTCATAATGATCCATAATTTACTATATATATAGTAAATTATTATATTTTATAAGCCATTTACGCTAATACATTTGAAGCATTTTTGGCGTATTTGTATTCAACTATAAAGGGGGTGAAATTATACACATGGTTTTGATAACCCCCTTTTTAAATCCTTGCAGTGAATATGCAAATTATTGATCTTTATCCATCTATCCTGTAAAAGAATGTAAGGAATTAATCTATTTTCACTATCTGGTTCCCATTTGGTTTGATATTTAGTATAATCAATGTACGAGAGCTCCCATTTTTCAGAAGAATAATCCTTCTTGAAATCTGGATTTTCTGATAAACATTTGTCGGCGCCAAACAAAAAAATTCCTAGAGCAGCAGCATCGAATATAGTCTCACCATATTTACCGTAATTTTGCATAGCATATTCGTGCATATCTCCAGATTTACAAAATGTTGGCAATAATTGTATTATTTTGAAAATATGGCTATTTTTTACATGTTCGTAATATTTAAATAGCAATGTCATTTCATTAATAAATTCTCCCATGGGTTCATTAATTTTTTCTATAAAAAAATCCAACATTCCTTGAATACTATCCGGGGTTTTAACAAACATAATACCAGAAGAGCAGCGGTTCACATTGTCAAACATGTAACACATGTCATGTCTCGTAAATTCTTCTAACCAGTTTCTAGGATCATCATAGATCAAATTATCCAACTCCATAAATAATACATTCGTTAAATCATATTTCTTCATTGCGTTCTGTAAAATATAAAAGCGTTCGACAGAGCGAATGAACAAATCTTCCCGATCCTTGTCTGGGGTCAATAAGAATTTCTGAAAATTATGTTTCATACATTCATTGAATTCCTTAGAATAAACATCTTTATAATTCACCAATATGACATCCTGTAATTTTGATAAATGTGTCGATTTTATGTCACTAATGATTAAATATATGGTAATATCGGTGAATAATCGAATTTGGTGTACACACTCGATAATATATTCCGGTAATTTCCCAACATAACTTAGTGCTATATGCATGAATAAATAATTAATATAATCGCTTGTATTTATATTAATTAATAAGGAACTGATAATGCCTTTTTCAAATCCTTGGTATAAATATGTAAATTATTAACTTTAATCCATTCCTTACCATCATAAATGTGCGGTATTTTTCTTCCCTGATTATCCATAATCCAATCATGTTTATAAACGGTATAATCTACCATTGAGAATTTATTTTTTACTCCAGGCACTGCGGGACATTTGTATGCAAGTGGATCATTACCAAACAAAAAAATTCCGATAGCCGCTGCGTCGAAAATAGATTTACCATACTTACCATAGTGTTCAGACGAGTTCGGATATTGAACAGCATCCCAATGTGTTGGAATAATTTGCACATCATTGAGACTTTGTGCATAACTGTTATATTCATAAAGTATTGTCATTTCGTTCAACCACTCCACCGGATTATTGTAGTTATTGATATATTCTATCGTAAAATTTAAAAATCTAACCAAGCTGTTGAATGTTTTTACATACATTACACCGGATGCACATCGTTTATCATTATCAAACATATAACACAATTCATATTTCGAAAATTCGGACAACCACACATGAGGATCTTCATAAATCAAATTATCCAATTCCATGAAAAATCCGTCAGAAATACCGTAATTGCGCATCAAATAATACAGGAGAAAGAATCGCTCGATGGATCTCATAAATAATGCAAACCGCTCATTCAAACCAGGCAATAAAACAAATTTATCCTGATTTTTTTCGTAACATTGTAAAAATTCGGCGGATTTAACCTCCTTATAGTCGACAATTTTCACATTGTATTTCTGTAGACTTTTGAGATGTGGTGAATTCATATCATCAATAATCAAATATATATCGTGAAAAAAAAATAATCGCGACTGATGAACTGTATCAATAATATATTCTGGTAATGTTCCTATAAAACTTAATGCAATAAACATATTATAATGGTATTATTAGGGTAATTTATTTATGTTTTATTTTTATGATATTATTTGTTTTGCATAATGGTTGTACTGAAGATATTTTTGACCCGGACCAAAATCAAATGTCTCATATTTGGGCAATGTAGTACGGTCAAAGTCTTTCCAAGATTCTAATAAAATCATAGGCAGACCAGTTGTTTCTTGGATGTTCCTGGTAAAAGTACTGCTTAAAACAATAGGAACGATCTGTAAATAAAAACACTCCCAAAGACGATGCGTATCTATGCCGTTTCCTTCAGGACATATGCAAAATTGATATTCAAGCATACGCAATATGTTATCTTTGGCAGAAGTAAACTGCAAAAATGGTATTTTATCAAATAATGTTTCGTAGCATATCATGCGTTTTCTAGGATTCGTTTCTATCATGAAATTCATAAAAACCCCCCTGTTTTTCATGGAAGGTATGTCATATTTTTCGCATATAAATTGATATATGCTTAAATTACCGTGTTCCCATTGACGATTGGCAATACCAATGGGAATAAAATGCAACCTATTGTGTAAGCAATCTACATTCTGAGCATGCCACCGTATTAATTTTGGACAATTCAAAATATCGGTTACCGATCCTTCCAACACAATATTTTTGTCCGAATTGTGTGTAATTAAAACGAATGGATTTATAAAGAAGTGTATTATTTTTCCAAGCGCATCAATCAAATCACCGTAACAATAAACGACTCTCGGATTATAATAATGTGTCTTTATTTCTGTTATATCTTTAAATTTATGTCTCTGAGAAGAGATATGGGGATTATAGTTGAAATAATAATTAGTACCAATATACACATCGGCAATCGCTTGAATTTTTTCGCCCGTAACAATTTGATTCACATCCAACATTGATATAAAATCTAGCTATATTTTATATTATTTACGGTATATATTTTTAATTAGAGTAAAATAATATATAAAGATGTGATGTAGTGTATTATATAAAATGTCAAATTCATTTGAATCATATTGCAATTTTTTAAGGAATGAAGAATTAAAAGATCCTGAGGACAGATACCTGAATTTCAAAAACAATGAAGCATACAATAGTATATTGGAACATGTTACTGAAGGACTTGGTGAACAGTATTTAAAACTTATTTTTAAGGAATTTCCCGAAATTTCGGATGATGACTTGATCAAATATCTTAATATGAACGACCTTTTTGGTAATACAGTAAAAAGCACCTATGTTACAAACAGTGGAACCATTCTTTCTTGTTCACCGACATCGCTTCGTTATGTTTATCATGCATTGGTCATTTTGAATTATTACAAAACGACTGGCTGTGAGAATATGGTTGAACTTGGTTGTGGTTATGGTGGATTATTCTTGGCAATCGATCATTTCGCAAAGATACTGAATATTCACATTGAAAAATATAATATAATTGATTTGCCGGATGTTAATAATCTTACTAAATTTTATTTGAGTTTGCATAAGGATAGTATAACAGTACCATATGAATTTCATGAAGCCGAAACATATGGCGCAACCGTCCCTTCTGGTAAGTTATTTTTTATTTCTAATTATTGTTATACGGAGATTGATACAATACATAAGGAACGATATTACAGCAATTTAATCAAAAGAACCGAAAATGGTTTCATCATTTGGCAATCGATTGCATTTGATATAGAGTACATGAACCAAATGTTTCAAGATTCTTCAAAAGTCCAGGTGGTGGTAGAAAGACCGCAAACCTGTTTCAATGTATCTACTCCGAATTATTTTGTGATGTTTTAATGTGGTATTTTGTTTCGGCCTATTTTTGGGTCGAAACAAAATTATAAATATTTGGGTGTGAAATATTTACCTTCACTGCCACACAACTTTTTATTGTATCTTGCCGTAAATACAGTATGATAAGTATAATCCTTTTCTGGTGATAATTCCGGCTGTCTAAATACCGCATTTTTGAATTTGGTACATTTATTTTTATCGCTGGGAAAAATGTCAGTTATACTGGAAATTTCCGCATAATGTAAACAGTTTGTACAAATGCGCTTTATTGTCGAAAATTTTGACATAATATACTTAAGGTATTTATTTTATTTCCCTTCAATTATTCAGATTAGGATCGCCTTTGGGTACCACTGTCCAACCAGGATAATGCAAATCTGGACGATTTGTCTCGTAACAAACAACATACTGATCTGCGTGTTCATTCAAAAATGACCCCCACCAAGCCAGTGTAGACACAGAAACGATATTGTTTTTGATGAGTGAAATGATCCAAATATCTATATAATCCTTTTCGTCGGAATAAATGAACTCGATGCCTTCATATTTCGGGTTTTGATCGAAAATATATTGACAGTATTCGCGATTATCGGTAAGAACCACAAATTTTTTAATATTTTTAGTCTGGAGCATGTGATCCACACACGCCAAATACCCTCGCTGGAATTCGCCCAACTGACTGCGCAAATTGGCGATTTCAAAATAATCCGAACCTAAACGAACATGGATTGAACAAACATTTTCTTCTAAAACCACAGGGAACACTTTATGAATATAACTTATCATGTAAGAAGGTGGTCGAAAACAATCCAAAATTGCGGTTCGATATTCAATCAAATTGCGATAATTTTCAAAATAACCGAAAAAATTCATGTTACCAAATGGCTTAATATCCAAAATATATTCGCGATTTTCTTCGCCGGACAATTTAATGGGATGGGCTACGACATGCAAATATTCAGGTGGACATTCGGAATTAATGTTACGGAATATGGTATCATATTTATCCAAATTTTCCAGTTTCAAATATGTTTCTAGTCCGGGTACATAAAGTATCCTGTTGTGTTTTGCAGCGTAAGCGATCCCCGCAGATATTTGAAACAACATGTTGCCAACTCCAGTGTGTCGGTTTGGTATATACCACGGATATGCATCATTATTTATGGAATAATGAGTCAATGTAATAAAAATACTATCCATTATTACATTGGTTTTAAAATCTTTATATTTGTGTGATTCATTTATATAAATAATAAAATAACAAATAAACAATAAACGACAAAATACAGGATGTTGGAGATTGTAGTTGCTTATTACAATAATCCTTACTATAAACACACCATCGATTTATTTCCTGGTGCACATGTTGTTATATATGATAAATCGGAATCAACTGTATGCGATTTATCCGGGGAAAATATAACAGTTAAGCGCGTAGAGAACATTGGCAGAGAAGGTGAAACCTATTTGCGCCACATTGTTGAAAATTATGACAACCTAAAAGAGTATACTATGCTTATTCAAGATGATACTGACAATCATATACCGGATCCATCTGTTTTCTTCAAAATAACCGAAGATACTATAAACGATAAAAAATTATTTCATCACTACGCCACTTCGTGGAAAATAGGTTGGGCAACCTACAGTAGGACTATATGTAATGGATACTGTGAATTGGAAACTTTTCCGTACCCAACCGTGATA